GAGCTGCGCGCGCGCATCGCTGCCTGCGCGCTTCGCGTCGGCCAGGAAGGAAGTCGCCCGCTTCACGCCCTGGTTGACCGCGGCGTCGAAGTGGATGAGCGCCAGGCCCGCCGGGAGCGCATCGCACCCGGCGACGTTCCAGTAGTCCAGGCGGTAGATGATGGCGACGTGCTCGCGCTTGAGGTCGACCACATTGCCCGGAAGGTCGAGCTCCGGGTGGCGGGTCTTGAAGCTCTCGAGCGTGCGCTGCGTGATGCCCATGTTGGTCGCGCCGCCGGGGTCTTTGGGATGGTTGACGTAGCCGCCCTCCTCGCGGAGAGCGTGCTCAAGGGCATGGTCGAACGCGCTCACGCGAAGCTCCTGGTGACGTCGTCGACAACGCCGTAGTAGGTGGTGCCGCCGTAGCCGAACGCTTCGAGGCTGATGACGCACGCCGCCGTGACGGTGATGTTGAGCGTGAGCTCCTCGTAGGTCGCCGCCGCCGCCGACATGGTCACGGTCTGGTCCGCTGCCGGTCCGCCAGGCTGGCCGCCACGCACGCGCAGGCCGAACGTCAGGCCGGTGTTGGAGCGCAAGCACCACGCCTTGAGCGTGAGCGTGCCAGCGCCGGGGGCGTAGAACTTGCCCACCTCGAAGTTGAGCGGATACGCCGCATCGCGGTTCGAGCTCGTCGGCGAGAGCTTCCAGGCGATGCCGCTCGCGGTGTGCCGGTCCGCGCCGCTCTCGCTGTTGACCTGGCCGCCATCGGTCCAGCAACGGATGGCGCCAGCCACGCCGTCGTGGTCGACCGAGTAGAGGAAGTCGTCCTGGAAGTTAGTGCCTGCGTTGACCTCGGTCGCGCTGCCGAACGTGGCGCCGACGAAGCGCACGTTACCGCCCATGCTGCCTTGGACGTCCGCGGTGGTATTGCCGCTCATGGTGCCGCCGCGGAAAATGACGGGGTGGCGCGAGCGTGGCCGGAAGGCACCTCCCACCGCGTAGGCGCCATTGTTCTTGAGCTCCGAGAAGGTGACGCCGATGTTGCCGCCGATGGCCTGGTTATCCCATTCCCACCCGCTGCCGCCGTTGTTGTTGACCTTGCCGATGTTCATGTCGCGCTTATCGCCAGCGTAGCCCGGCGACATAACGCCAGAGACGTCGTTGCCATAAATCTCACCATTGGTCGCGTTGTACTTGACCTCGGTGCCATTCGCGCGAACCACGGCAGTACCGCCAGAGCCGCTGATGCTGTTAGCCACGCACCACCGCCAGCCCATCACGGAGTCGGTGACGGAGGAGTCAAGCCAGAGCGACGCGCCGCTGGCAGTCGCGGCATCACAGTCGATGGTCCCGACGTCAGCGGTCTCGACGTTGGTACAGGTGCCGGTGATATAGAGCGCGTTGGCGCGGACCAGGATGATGCGGTCGAGCTTGATGTAGCTCTTGCCGGTCGAGTAGAGGTAGCCGAGCCCGTTGCGGAAGTCGACGAAGGTGTAGTCCTCCTGCGTCGTCATGTTGGTCTCGTCCCACCCGCCGCTGAACTCGATGACGTTGCCGGCCGTCCCGCTGTCCTGGATGGCGTCGACCTGCGTCGTCGACGAAGCCGGGCAATAGCCAGGGTGGAGCGTGGGCTCGCGCTTGTAGCCGGTAGCCGTGGTGGTCGTGCCGCTGTAGCCGCGCGCGGCCGTCGCGGCCGAGGTGTCGACGCCCATGTCGAGCGTGATGGTCGTGGTGTCGATGCTACGGATGGGCCAGAAGCGCGGGCCGCTGGAGTCGTGGCTGATGAGCGACGTGAGCGAGAGCGAGTCGGCCGCCGTCGAATCCTTACAGGTGATGATGTTGTCGAGCAGGATGGTCTGCGCGCCGTTATCGGCGTCGACGTAGAGCGCGACCGACTGGATGCTGGCACCGAGCGCCGCGGCCTTGTCAATGGTCTGCGGAAGCCAGGTGTTGAGCGCGCCGACCTTGTCGATGGTGAACTGGTCAACCACCACCGCGCCGACCGTGTCGGAGCACAGGCACAGCCGCATCATGCCCGACGTGATGAGCGTGCCCGCCGTCTGGCGAATCCAGAAGGAGAGCTGCTTGTACGCCGAGTAGTCGGTCGCGCCGCCGAGCGTCTTGTACGCGGCGAGGCCCGTGGTGAAGCCCGCGGCGACCGCGATGCTGACGCTGTTGCTGCCTTGCTTCCGGTTGGTGTTGGTCGTACAGGTGACGTTCGCGCTCGCGGTCCAGGCGGATTCGCACAGGTCGACGTTCGCGTTGAGCGCCGCGGCCAACGTGGCGGTCGGGCTGAGGTCGGTGAGCGTGAGGTTGGTCCCGAGCGACGTCGGCGCCTTGGAGCGCATGAGCTTACAGCGGTCTCCGGGCGCGATGCGCGCCGCGGTCAGGCCGGAGGTCAGCGTCTTGACCCGGTTGGCGAAGCTCGTCGCGTCGTTCGCGTCGTTGCCGCCGGTGAAGTCGAGGAAACGGTCAGCCACCAGCCGCCTCCTCGTTGCGCCGCGCGCACTCTACTTCGGCCAGGGCAAGCGCCTCGCTCGGCAACGGCTCCGACGGGAACTTGAGGCGCAGCCCCTCCTCCTCGTTGGTCTCGGCGTTGGTGATGACGACGATGCCGTACCAGGAGCCGCCCTCGAGCGGCTCTGCCCTCACGAACTCGACCACGCTCCAGCTCATTAGCCCGTCCCCATCGTGCCGACGCTTTCGCCGTACCAGTTGAAGTCGAGGGTCTCCGGTGCCGCGGTGCTCGCCGGCACCCAACACCAGCACTCGCCGAACCAGTTGTAGTCCAGCGTGGTCACGGCCGAGCTCGCCACCGCCGCCGCATCGGGCGAGAGCATCAGGAGACCGAACAGCTTGAACCCTTGGAACATCAGGCGTCCGTCGCGGCGTTGGTGGTGAGGAACAGGTCGACGTGGTGGAGCCAGTAGTCGACGCCGTCGAGAGTGTCGCCCGCATCCGCCGCCTTGCGGTAGAGGCGAACGTAGATGGTGTCGCCCTCGCTCGCGCCGGTGACAGCGATGGCCCCGGTCTCGGCCGAGACCTGGAGCGTGGTCGCGTTGGGATGGGTCGTCGTGACCTCCTGCGCCGTGTTCCAGGCCGAGTCGATGGTATCGCCATCGCCGAGGCAAAGGGTCTGGATGCCCATGATGACGTCGCCCGAACCGCTCGCGGCCTGGCCGCGGAACTTCGCCGTCAGCGTGCTTTCGTTCCAGCCCTTCGGCGCCGGGAAGGAGAGGTAGGCATACTCGGTCGCCGTGCCGTCGAAGGCGAGGTAGCCGAAGTTGACCTTGTTGGTCGTGCTTTCGCCGGTGGCGAGCGCGGCGCAGCCGTTGGTCGTAGTCGGGCGCCAGGCGCCGGCCGGGAGCGGGATGAGGTGCTTGCCGACCGGGTTATAGGCGGCCTGGAGCTCGGCGGTGATGGTGCCGGCGCCGTCGTTGTAGGTGACGTCCAGCGTGGTCGAGTCGATGAACAGCGCGCCGACCCGGTCGTCGACCGCTTCGGAGAAATCGCTGATGGTGGCCGCGGTCTGGGTGCCGGTGTGGTTCGCGCGCGCCAGGTAGTAGGCCGAGCTCTGCCCATCGAGAAGGTCGGCATCGAGGCCCGACGCAGCGCCGTCGACCGTGAGCAGCTTGGAGAGCACGTCGGCGGCGGTGTAGCTCGCGGACGGAAGGGCGGCCGACGCGACCGCGCTGACCGCGTCGAGCTCGGCCTGGGTCGCAACGGAGAAGGCGAGCATGGCTTCGGTGACGGCGCCGGCGTCGATAGTCCAGACCGTGCCTCCTGCCGAGACCGTGATGCTGCCCTTGTCGCCGTCGGCGATGACCGCGGTCGGCGCGGCCCAGGAACCGTCGGCGCGCAGGAAGTTGGTGGTGCCGCCGCCGCTCGCCGGGGCCAGGCCCTTGAGCGCGTCGGTGAAGGTGTTGAGCAGCGTGGTCGCCTGGGTGCCGGTCAGGTCTTCCGGGTCGCCGGAGCCCGCGGTGACGCGGCCCTTGATGCGGGCCGTCGCCATATCGGCGAGGATGGTGTTGGTGACGCTGTTGACCGCGAGCACCGCGTTGGCGAGCTGGCCCACGGTGGCGAGGTCGGTGACGGCGACGCCATCGGCCGCGTTCTCGACGCGCGCGCCGAGCGCGTCCATGCGCTTCGCCGCGTCGGTGTCGGTGTTCTTGCGAACGATGGCGCGGTCGAGCCGCTCCGCCGATTCCTGGACCAGGAGCACCACGCGGTCGAAGTCGTCGTTGATGCCGGAGCTCGAGAGCCCGCCGTTGGTGAGGTAGTCCGCGGTGCGGGTGTGCGGCGTGTCGCGCCAGACGTTGACTTGGTCGCCCGCGTTGAGGCCGACCAGGAAGACGAAGGTGCCGCCGGCCGCGGCCTGGACGTCGGTCACGGTGTAGTCGACGGTCTCGGTCTTGAGCACGCCGTTGACCGCGACCTTGAGGTCGGTGGCCGCCCAAATCGGGAAGCCGTAGGCGAACGTCGTCTGGCCGGCGCCGGCCGTGTAGGGGCCGCTGCGCGGGAGGAGGTCGTTGACGACGGTGATGCTCACGGGTTCAACCTCTTGAGGTCAGGGGCGCGCTCGGGCGCAGCCTCGCCAGGCCGCCACCAGTACCCCTGCGCGGTGTCGTTGTAGCGACGCCGCTCCCGCTCGACCATCTTCCCACGGGCCGCCGGGTCAGCCAACAGCCGGAGCTGGTCGGCGACCTCGCGCTCGTAGGCCAGGCGGGCGTACCAGAGCGAGCTGCCCGGCGTGTTGGACGCGAGGAAGCGGATGGTCTCGTCGGCGAAGTGGGTCTCCTCGCCGCGGAGCGCCTGCTGCGCGTTGCCCGTGGTGAGCTTCCAGACGTCGTTGACCAGGCCCGCGGACGGGCCGAGCAGGGTGGCGATGGGCCCCTGGTCGAAGCGGTTGGCGTCGGCATACAGGAAGTCGCCGAGGATGCCGAGGCCGCCGCCCTGCGCGTAGGCCGCGGCCCAGGAGCGGGCGTTGTCCATCGGGCGGGGGTCGAGGCCCTTGCTGACGTCCTTGAGCTGGAGCGCCACGGCACCCATGACGGTCGTGCCGATGGTCAGTCCGGCGATGTAGCCGGTGCCGCGACCCCACCCGGCATAGCCCGCGCGCATGAGGTGGCTCGCCACGATGCTGACCGGGAAGCTCTTGAACTGCGTGGCCGAACGCACCAGCTCGCCCATCGCCGTACCGCGCGCGGTGCCGGCGGTGGTGATGACTCGGCCGCGGGCATCGGGCTCCGGGATGGCGAAGGTGGTCTCGGTGAGCAGGCCCTCCTGGAGCTTGGAGGTGAGCGCCTGGCGCGTCGCCTCGTCGAGGTCGGTGCGGTTGAGCAGCTTCTCGAAGCTGAACACCTTGGCGCCATCGAAGTCGAGCGGCTCGGTCGCGCGGATGACGTCCCACTCTTTCGCGCTGATGCCGTAGGCATCCATGAACCGCTTGAGCTCCTCGGGGAGCTTGTCGAGCGTCTTGCCCTGGTGGTCGGCGACGTGGCCGAGGAACTCGATGCCGAACGCCTTGCGACCGGCGTCGGTCCAGGCGGTGAGGCCGCTGGCGCGCATGGTGAAGTCGGCGGCGCGCGCGCTGAACCCGTAGCCGGTGACGTCGGTGAAGCGGTTGGCGGCGAGCGCGGTGCGGGTCCAGGCATCGGCGGCCAGGCCGGCGCGGACGGCGAGCAGGCGGTCAGCCTCGTTCGCCGGGTTGAGCAGCGAGAGCTGGCGCGCGAAGACCTTGGTCGCGCTCATGCCGTTCCACGCCGCGGTCTGGCGGATGAAGCCGAGGTCGGTGACGGCCGAGAGCGTCGCCGCCCCCAGGCGCGTCGAGGTGAGCAGGTTGCGGATAGTCTGACCGGCATCGGCCAGGCGCACGTCGCTGTTCACGCCGGCGCTGCCGCTGGTCACGTCCCACAGGCTCTCGAGGTAGCGCAGCTCGAGCGCGCTGGCGCCGTCCTTCTTGGCGAGGTCGAGCAGGTAGCGGAAGGTGTGCGCCGGGTTGGGGCCGAGCAGCTCGAGCAGCGCAATCTCCCGCGCCATGACCTCCATGTGCGAGGTGAAGACGTGGAAGAGGTCTTCGGCGCCGAACCGCTCCTGGTACTCCATCCAGGCATCGCCGTCCTTGAACGCCAGGAAGCGACGGTGCTGGTGGCGGTTGGCGACCTTGCCGCCGGCCTGGCGGCCCGGCGTGAGGTCGATGAGCCCGTCCGTGGCGATGCTGTCGTAGGCGTGGTCGAGCGCGAACATGAGCTCCTGGTCGCCCATCGGCACGCCGTCGGCGTCGACCATCTTGGCCCGGTCGAGGCGCGGCAGGACGAAGTCGAGCCAGGCGCGCTTGGCCTGGAGCGGCGTCTTGCCGACGCCGGCCGCGCGCATGACCTTGAGCTGGTCGTGGTGCTGCGGCATCCCCCAATCCTCGCGCTTGGCGATGTTGCCGCCGGCGCGGTTGAAGCGGACGCGGAGCTGCTCGCTCACCTCGCCCCACAGCTTCGCCACGATGGCCGCCTCGCCGTTGCCGGTGCCCTGGCCGAACAGCTCGCGGACCGTGTCCTGGAGGAGCTGCTTGTCCTGCCAGAAGCCGAGCGCACGGGTGCGGAGCTTCTCGAGCCCGTCGGCGAACTTGGCGTGGCTCTGCGCCAGGATGGCGCGCGTGCGGTAGTCGACGTTGCCGGGGTTGCGACGGCCGCGCACGTCGCGCGCGAGGATGCTGGCGATGCCGGCGCCGGTGCCGTCGACGTGGGCGCGGGCGCGGTTGGTGGCGCGCGCGACCGCGACGGCCTGGAGCTGCGCCTGGCGCTTGGCGAGGGCGGTGGCCTTGGCGACGCCGTCGAGCGCCTTCTTGGCCGCGGCGCTGGCCGCGTCGGCCGGGCCCATGCCGTCCAGGACGAGCTGCCGCTCGTAGCCGGCGGCAGCCTTCGCCACGCGAGCGGCCTGCTCCTTGGTGAGCCGGCCCGCCGCGAGCGCGGCTTCCAGACAATCGCCGAGCCTAGCCACCCTCACCTCCCACAGCGCACAGGCGGATGGCCGCGAGGGCCTGCTCCTCCTGCGCGAGCTCGGCGACGCGCTCGCCGGCCAGCCGGGTCTCGACCTCGAGCCCCCGGTCAGTCTGGACGATGCGGTCGGGAACCTCCAGCAGGTCGCCCTGCTCGGCGAGGGTCTGGGTGTACTGGTCCTCGACCTCGCTGACGGCGCGAGCCGCGTCGTCGCCCAAGTAGTCGGTGAGGTCGGTCGGGCTGGCCTCGGCGTCGCCGCGGGCCAGCTCCAGGTCGCCTTCGAGCTCGAGCCGAGCTCCGGCCGGGGTCAGCTCGGCCGGTCGAGCACCGGCCCCTTCACCGGCCTGCCCTCCTCGAGCTCCTGCGCCTTCTGCGCCGCGAGCGCCTTGGCCTGCCGCTTCGGGTCCGTCACGGCCTTGGTCAGCGCGTCCGGCGCCAGCTTCTTGACCGGCTTGACCTTCATCGCTTTCACCTCCTCGCAGACGATTGTACAGCGAAGCGTCAGCGACCTCAAGGTCGCCGTCGCCGAGCTTCCGAGCGACCAAGACGGGCGCGTCGGTGTTGTCGTAGAGCCTGAACTCGTCGACCACGTCGACGTACTGCTGCCAGGCACGGGCGAACCCGTCATGGGCGCGGTCGAAGTCGTCGCGCGGGACGAACCGGCCGGTGCGCTCGCCGCGCGCGATGGCGCGCGACCAGGCGACCTCACGGTCGGCCACGCCGACGCCGACGAGGCGGACCTCGTAGCCGGCGTCCTTGAGCGCCTGGAGCTCCTTCACGCCCTTCGCGCCGTCGCTCATGGTCCGGTCGTAGACGATGGGGTAGCGGCGCTTGATGGCCTCGGCGAGCGCGCGCTTGGCGAGCGCAGAGCCCTCCTCATGGACCACGGCCGAAGCACGCCAGTCGCCGGTCTCGGCGATGCGCTTGAACTCCGGGATGCGGTTGACCTTGACGTCGTCGGGGTCGATGCGGACCGCCCCGTCGGGGAGCTGGTCCTCGAGCGAGCGCAGGATGAAGCTCTTGCCGGAGCCCCCGCCGCCGGCCATGACGTAGGCGACCGGGCGCTCGCCCTTCTTGGTCGCCTTGCCGCCCTTGAGGATGGCCTTGACCACCTTCTCGCGGAACGCCTCGCGCTCCGGCGTGTCGATGGTATGGGTCGGCGTGAGCAGCGGGTCGTCGCTCGGCAGCGCCTCCTTGAACGCCTGCGCCTTCGGCGCGCCCGGCAGCTCGACGCGACGTGGCTTGGACTCACGCACCGCCTTGAGGAACTGCTCCGCCGCCTGTTCGCGGCTCGCGCCGTCCTTGAGCGCCTTCGCGGCGGCGGTCAGCGCGTCGCTGACCGGGCCCTTGAGGTTGGCCTCACGCGCGAGCGCGGCAGCGAGCTCACCTGCCTCGGCGGCGCGGCGCGCGTTGGCCTCGGCGTTGAGGACGTTGCCCTCCTCGGCGATGAGGCCGGCGCGCTGCTCCAGCGTGCCGAACGTGCTCTTGTCGCGGCGCAGCATCCGCACGACGCGGTCGAACACCACGGCGCGCTCCTTGAACAAGCTCTGGGCGACCTCCATCGTGCCGAACAGGTCGTCGGTCGTGGCACGCTCGAAGCCCGCGGCGCGGGCCTGCTCGACCATCATCCGGGCCTGGACCTCGTTGGCCGGCTCGGCGTCGCGGAGCAGGCCGATGACGGCCGTCTGCTCCTTCTCGCCCTTGATGAGGTCGCCGACGATGGCGCCGTAGCGCGGCTCGACCACCTCGTTGACGACGGCCAGGAAGGGCACGTCGCCGAGCTTCGCCAGGCCGTTCGCGTCGCGCACGATGGCGCTGTTGGGCGGCAGGTTGAGGTCGACGTGCTCGCCCGCTTCGCGCAGCACCTTGGCCGCGTCGACCGCGGTGCCGGTCCCCTCGGCGATGTTCTTGATGGCGGCCAGGCGGCGCGCGGTCCCGCGCGTCACGCCATCGGCCTCGCGCAGGACGAAGCCGAACAGCTTGACCTCGGCCGGGTCTTGGCCGGTAGCGATGGCGCGCTTCGCCAGACCGAGCCGCTGATGGCCGTCGACGATGAACCGCTCGCCGGCCTTGGTCTCGTAGACGATGACGTTGTTGGCGCGCATCGGCTCCCAACGGGTGACGCCCTGGAGCGCACGGGTCACACCCTGGGCGTCGCCGCCGCCCTTGAACTGGAACGCCTTGGCGTCGACCTGGATGCCCGCCGGGTCGAGCAGCTCGGGCTGACCGCTGCGACCGCCGGCCTGGCTGACCAGCTCGCTCACGTCGACCGGGCGCATGGCGTCGGCCTGGGCGCGAGCCTGGGCGGCAGCGGCGGCGTGGGTCGGCATGGCCTCGACCGGGAACGGGTTGGTCTCGGCGAGCTCGAGCGCCTCGGCCACGTCCTCGGCGGCGTCCTCGACCTCGTCGGTCAGGGCGTCGCCGGCGGCGCGGCGCTCGCGGTAGAGCTCGAGCAGCTTCTTGGCGCGGTCGACCGGCTTGAGCCCGCGCAGCGAATCGGACAGGGCCGACCCGGTGGCGCGCAGGACGCCGGCACCAAGGCCCGCCGCCAGCACGTTGAGCGCGGCGTCAGAGACCTCGTAGGGCGAGCCGAGCTCGGCCTTGAAGTCGAAGACCTGGGCCTGGATGGGCACCTGGAGGGCGCCCTGGATACCGGCCTCGGTGGCGCCGACCTTGAGCGCGGTGCGCGCGATGGCTCGCGCGCCGACCGCCTCGACGGCCGGGGCGGCGCCGAACGGAAGGGTGGTGGCGACCAGCGGGTCGGTGATGGCGCCGGTCAGCACGCCGACCAAGCGCGACGACGCCGGGGCCTTGGCCGCATCGGACTCGGCGAGCTGGCGCAACGTGGCCGCGGTCTCCTGGGTCCAGAGCTTGAGCTCGCGGTCGCTGATGCCGGCGTTGGGGAAGCGCGCCTCGAGCTCGCGCATCCGGCGCGCGGCCTCGACGATGGACGGCATGGTCAGGCGCCACGACTCGATGCCGTCTTCGTCGTTGCGGTCCATCAGCGCGCGGACCTGCGCGTAGGCGAAGGGTTCGCGGCGAATGTCCCCGACCCAGGCCGCCGGCTCCTTGGTCAGCCCCTCGATGAGGGATTGGCGGCGCTTGCTGGCCTCGCCGCGCCAAAGGTCTTCGGACCAAGACTGGTCTTCGGACACGAACCCCGCGAGCGTCGCCTGAAAGCCGACCTTCCACGGGAGCGGAGCATCCTCCTCGGCGACGAACGGGCGGAGCTTGGCCTCCTGGACCTGGTCGAGCTCGCCGCTCACGGCGCGTCGTACCAGCGCAGCACGAAGGGCTCGCCGTCGTCCTTGAGCAGGTAGCGGTTGCCGCGGGCATCGTTGGCCGAGGAGAGGCTGACCAGGAAGCGCCCGCGGCCGATGCCGACGAGGCGACCCTTGGAGAGCGTGAGCTCGCGCGCGGTCTCGCCGTCGAGACCCGCGACGTCCTCGAACAGCGCCGGCGGCAAGCCCTTCATCCACGTCTTGAACTTGCTGGTGTCGACGCCGGGCGCCGGCGACGGGAAGACCGAGAGCCCGCCGCCGCTCGACCAGCTCGCCATGCCGCCGGTGACGTCCTGGATGGCCTGCTGGAGCCGGCCGGTGTTGAGCACGCCGCTCGAGTCGCCGGCGACCTGGGACCGGCGCGCGTACAGCGCGAGCACGGTGTCGACCACGGGCTCGGGGTCGGCGTAGCCGGCGCGGAGCTGCGCGAGCTGCGGGCGCAGCACCTCGTCGCTCGGGACCAGCTTCTTGTCGGCCGCGACCAGGTCGAGGCCCATCAGCGCCTCGCGCGCCACGTCGAGCCCGGCCTGCGGGTCGGAGCCGACCGAGCCGATGAACGCCAGCGTCTTGTAGCCCTGCTTGTGGAGCTGCTCCATGACGTCGGGGAACTGCCGCGGGCCGAACGCATCGGCCAGCGAACCGAGGAGCTGCGCGCGCTCTGCGGCCGGGCTGTTGTTGAGCGCCGAGCCGAGGGCCGTGGTCTCCTGCTTGGTGAGCGGCGAGACCTGGCGGCCGTAGTGCGCGCTCGCCACGCGCGCGGCATCGCTGCGCGCCGCGACCGCGTCGGCCAGGGCATCGGGGTTGCCGAAGTCGAGCGGCGGCAACGGCGGAGCGATGCCCTGCTTGACCGCGTAGCCCATCGGGTCTTCGGCGAGCGCCTGGGTCGCGCGGTCGTGGACCTTCTGGAACGCCTGGAGCTGCGCCGCCTCGACGGGCTTGACCTTGCGCTTGCGGAGCTCCGCCTCGCGCTCGCGCAGCCAGGCTTCCTGCTGGACCGGCGAGAGCTTGGCGAACTGCGCGCCCTGGCGCGCCATCATCGCCCCCTTCCGCACCTCGAGCTCGAGGTCGGTCCCCTCGCTGGCCTTGACCAGCTCGTCGAGCCCCTCGACCTCGAAGCCGGCCTCGAGCGCGCCCTTCGCGTCCTGCCAGTCGTCGCGCAGCTTCTTCTCGCGCGCGACGCGCTCGGCGTCGACGATGGCCTTGGCGCGCGCCTTGTCGGCGTTCTCGCGGGCGAGAATCGCATTCATGCGCGCGAGCGCGCGGTCGCGCTGCTCCGGCTCGAGCTCGGCCAGCGCCTTGTCCTCGCCGGTCTCGAGCTTGTCGAGCCGCGCGTTGGCCTTCTCCAGGTCGCCCTCTCCGACCAGGCGCTCGAAGCTGCCGATGACGCTCTCGACCTCGACCTCGGTGTCCAGGTCGCGGAGCATCTTGTCGGCGACCACGGGGTCGAGCGCGCCGTTGGGGTTGTCCTTGGTACGGCGCGCGCCGGCGATGACGGCGCGGTAGCGTTCCTGCTCGAGGAGCAGCTCGTCGAGGTCGCCATTGCGCGCGGCCTTGAGCGCGCCGCCGCGGAAGGTCTCGGTGCTCTGCGCGAGCTCGGCCTCGGCCTCGTCGAGCGCGACCTTGCGGCCACGGTCCAGGACTCGGTTGCGACGATTGCCGGCCTGGAGCTCGAACTCCTGCTCGAGCTCGGCGCGCACGCTCTCGTCGGCGCGCTCCACCAGCTCTCGACGGAGCTCGGTCGCCAGCACGTCGAACTTCGCCGGGTCGTTACCTGCGTCGCCCTCGTACTGGTCGAGCTTGGTGGTGAGGTCAGCCGAGAGGCTGGCGCGATGCGCGGCCAGGGCCGCCTCGTTGTAGGTGCGGCCGTAGACGCCGACCGCGTTCTTGCGGAGCTCCGGCTTCTTGGTCTTGTCGGCGCCCGCGGCGGTGCCCGCCTTCTTGGCCTTCTCGGCGATGAGCGGCGCGGCGAACTCCGCGGCGGTGTCGCGGAACTTGCCGAACAGCTCGCCGAGGCTCTGCTGCTGGCGCACGATAGCGCTCATGCCGCTCAAGCGGTCTTCGACCTGGCCCTGGGGCTCGCGCTGGTAGCGGGGAGGGGCGGGCATCGGTCAGCCGTACAGCTTCGTCACGGTGGCCGTGGTGTCGGCGAGCGAACCGATGGCGCCGTAGGTGCCCGCGCGGCGCGCAGCGCCGCCCTGCGCGATGAGCAGGTTGCGCGAGCGCGAGGTGCGGTACTGGTCCGCGAAGCTGTCGAGCTGTGCCTGCTGGACGTCGGACTTGGTGATGGCGAGGCGCGAACCGGAGCCAGGGTCGATGTTGCCCTTCGCCGAGTGGACGGTCTGGAGCGAGAGCGCGTTGATGAGGCGACGCTTGCGCTCGATTTCGCGCTGCTTGAGCGCGTCCTTCTCGGCCTTCGCCTGCTCCTTGTACATCGACTCCTGGAACTTGCCGGAGTCGTAGGCGGCCTTGGCCTGGATGGCACCGCCGACGACGGTCGCACCCACCAGAAGCGGCAACGCAAAGGCGCCCATCTACCCTCCCTCGGTCTCGAGCTGGAGGTCGAGCCCCTGGACCTCGAACGGCATGGGGTCGACTTGGTCGATAGTGTACGTCAGCGGCTCCCAGGTCCAGTTGGTCGAGTCGTCGATTTCCTTGGCGCCGGTGAACGCCGCCGGCGCGGCATCGAACTGGCCGAGGTCCGTCCGCAGGTCGATGAGCTCGCGGCCGTTCACCCGAACGCCGAGGCTCTGGTAGACCTGGAGCTTGGCCTTGACCACCCGCTTCTTTCGGAGCAGGTAGTCGCCGTCCTGGAGCTGGACGTTGAGCGGCATGGTCGTAATGACCGGGTTCCAATCGAAGCCGACCTCGTAGGCCGAGACCGCGTAGGCCGCGTTGCCGGCGCCTGCGGTCAGCGCGACGTCGTTGAGGGTCTTGCCGTCGGCCCGGCAGCGAACCGTCGCCGTGAGGTTGGCGCGGCCGGTGGCGATGGTCGTCGCTGCCGGGCCGTTGGTGCCCTGGTAGGCCGAGTCGAGGTAGTAGCTCTCGCTGTACTCCTCGAGGTCGAGCTCGGCGACGCCGTTGATGGTGCGCTGGACCGCCAGGTAGATGACCTCGCCGACCACGCCGACCGCCTTGAACAGGCCCGGGTTGTTGGCCGTGCCGGTGGTCCACTTGACCCAGGCGTTCACGTCCTGGGAGCGGATGGTGTTGAGCACCGCCATCGTGCCGTCGGTGTTGACGACGAGGATGAGGTTGGAGTCGTCGCTGCTCGAGCCCTGGAAGCCGGCCAGGTCGACGATGCCGTTGAGCAGGTGCGACGCCATGATGGAGAGCGGCGGCGCGCCGTAGGCTTCCTCCTCCTGGCCGAAGACGAACGAGCGGAGCACCTTGCCCGTGCGCTGGACGAACGAGGTCGCGCCGTCGATGTTGACCGGCCGGATGCGCTTGCTGCCGAACTTGGTCTGGAGCGAGAGGAAGCCGTTGCCCGGCGTGATGGGCGCCTCGGTGAAGTAGAGCTCCGCGCCGGTGGTGAAGACCTGACAGTCGCGCCCGCCGACGATGTTCTGGATGCCGTTGAACTGGTCGGTCGCCAGCGTGAACTGGATGGGGTCGTCGTCGAGCCCCTCGCTGGTCTCGAAGTCGAAGTAGCTCGAGCTGCGGGACGCGAACACCGTGGTCGGCAGGCTCTTGGTGCCGCCGAACCAGAGGCGCGCTTCATGGAACGCGACCGAGCGCGGGTAGCCACGGGCCGCGCTCCACGCCTTCTCGGTCCGCGGCACGCCGTCAGCGACCGCCGTGACCGCGATGCGGTTGGCGCTGTTGCCCGTGACGGGCACGCCAATCATCAGGTCGTAGTCGTCGGCGCTGTCCTCGGCGAAGGTGAGGCGGTAGGTCAGCGCGCCGGTGCGGCTCACGCTCACGCCCGCGGTGCCGGTGGTCCAGCACGCCTGGACCTCGCGGCGGATGTTCTCCATCGTCTTGTTCTGCTGCGCCGCGTTCGCATCGCCGGCGTAAACAATGTCGCCAGAGAGCGCGCCGTCGACGTCGAGCTTGAACTTGTCGCCTGCGGCCCACGCGCCGCCGGTGAGCTGAATGTCCTGCTGTTCGGAGGTCGGCGTCGGGGAGCTGGTGTCGTTGTAGTCGACCATCGGCCAGCTCGAGAAGGGCACGTCGTCGACGTACCAGACCGTGCCGGCGGTGCCGCGGAGCAGGCGCAGCGGATGGACGTCTTCATGGACGAAGATGCCGGTGTTGAGCGCCTGGGCGTAGTCGACGTCGGCGAGCTGCGCCGAGGTGAACGGCGAGCGCACGTTGGCGACCACCGCGCCCGCGCTGTAGACCGCGATGTTGCGGTCGGTCAGCGCGAGCAGGTAGCCGGTCGAGGTGTTGAACTCGAACGGGAGCAGCCGCCCGACCGAGACCGTGGTGGTCTCGACCCACAGGCTGAACTCCTTGAGGATGACCTGCGCGGTGGTGAGGTCGGTCGCGCCGACGCGCGCGATGCGCCAGTAGCGCGCGGTGACGCCGGTGCCGGCGCTGCCGCGGCGGTAGGTGCGCGAGGTCGAGTCGACGCGCTCGAGCGCGGAGCCGAGCGTGTTGAAGGTGACGTTGTCGGTCGACCATTGGATGACGAACTCGGTCGAGACCGCGCTCGCCAGGACGTCGAGCTTGATGCCGTGCGCGTCCGCGTAGTTGACCTTCTGGGCGCTGCCGAGGTCGTAGTGGACCACGACGTAGGGGTTGATGACGCCGATGTTGACCGTGGTGTCGACCACGGTGGACTCGTCGTTGTCGTTGGCGTTCGCGGTGGTGCCGCCTTGCGGGCACGTGATGGTCATGCCGGTCAGGCGCGTGAGCGTGAACGGGAGCCGGTCGCGGAAGCGCAGGCCGCCACGGCGCCGCGCGCCGCCCTGGGGGCGGATGACGATGTTGGTGCCGACCGAGCACCCGCTGTAATACTGGCGCAGATCGGCGCGCGCGGCCATCAGCGGCGAGAGCACGCCGCTGGCGAAGTGCGTCTGGAGGTAGTGGGCGCGGCCCACTACCGGACCTCGGTGAAGGGCGAGCTCTGGACCGCAATGTTGGGCCGACCCTGCGCGTCAGCCCATTGGGCGCGGCCGAGCTGGTAGACGTAGTCGCGGCGCGCCGATTCCTTCTTCTCGAGCGAGCCCGTGAGCGGCAGCGCCATTTCCAGCGTCATGCGCGCGACGAGCAGCTCGTAGAAGTAGGGCGGCGTCTTGCCGAGCCCGACGTCGGGCTTGTAGATGTAGTCGAGCGCGAGGCCGCTGGTGTTGCTGTAGAGCTTGTCGCCGACGATTTGGTAGTTGACGCCGCGCGGGTAGACCGCAACCGCCATGACCATATCGGCCGGCAGGGTGTACTGGTAGCTGTACTCGTTGAGCGGGACCGCGACGTCCTGCGAGAGCGTGACCTTCTTGAGCGCGAAGCGCCACAGCGTCGCGGCGAGCTCGTTCTCGTAGGTGCGCTCGAACAAGTTGAGGCCGACCTGGACGCCGTAGCGGTCGTCAGACTCCGAGGTCGGGGGCTTCTCGCCGAGCTTCACGCACGCCGAGGCGATGACCTTGAGCCTGCTCGCGCCTTCAATGGGCATGGTCAGCTCCTACCGTGGGCCAGGGTCTCCAGCGAGTCGACGCGCTTCGCCAGCGAATCGTACCGCTCCTTGGAACGTTCCTCATGCTGCTCGAGGCGCTCGCGGTAGACCGCGAGGTCGCGCACCAGGCCGACGAGGACGATGCCGACCCAGGCTTGGAAAGCGGTGAACAGGCCGAGGGCGAACAGGATGACTCCCACGAACCACTCCGGTACCACGTCGACTCCTTCGGTTGCCCTTCAAGGTGAAGGCGGACCAGCTCCCAGGAGAAGCTGGCCCGCCTTCGGTCTGACCGCAGGGGGGCAGGTCAGTCGGTGTCGGTCGTGCCCACCGCCAGGCCGTCGCGGACGTCGACGGTCGTGCCGTCGTTCGCGTCGACGTGGAGGAAGTAGACCTGCGGCGTGCCGCCGGTGTCGAGCGTCGCCATGATGACGTCGCCGACCTTGAGGTCCGCCGCCGCCGCGTTGAAGTAGCCGGCGGTGTTGACCGTGGCGACCGTGTCGGCGCTCTTGTACGCCCACAGGGTCGGGAAGTTGCTGTTGGCGTGCGCGCTGATGCGCGCGAGCCCGGGGTGCGAGTAGGCCATGTTTGCGGTTCCGCTCTCTTGAGGGAGGACCGGGGGCCTTGCGGGCCCCCGGAGTCCCGGGGGTTTCGTTCAGGGTGGAGAGCGGTCAGCTCTCGTAGGTCTGGACCTTGACGACGCCGTCGCCATCGCGCGAGACCGCGCCGGCCTTCATCATCCCGTTGACGAGCCAGCTCGTCTTGGTCGGGATGTAGTTGACCTCGGTCTTCACATCGATGCCGATGGCGAGGCCGACCGCGCTCTTGTGGTAGGCCCAACCGTCACGGGTGTTGCCCGTCAGCGTGAGGCCGCCCTCGGAGCGGGTCTCGATGCTGTGGAAGGCGAAGCCCATGAAGGTGTTGACCTCGCCCTGGACCAGCGCCTTCACGCTGTTGTAGTCGTTGGAGCCGACCTCGGTCTGGGCGAGCGCGCTCTCGAGGCCCACCGCCGAGTGGAGCAGGTGGCGGTCGGTCGAGGGCACGCCCTTGTCGTTGAGGTAGCGCGCGGCGCGGCGCATCTTCGCGGTGTTGAGGTCCGTGTTGGCGCCGCCGATGGCGACGGTCACGGTGCCGGCCGGCGACGCCTCGGCGGCGAGCGCGGCGATGACGAGCTGGTCGAGGCGGCGGCCGAGGGCCGACGTCACGACGTAAGCGAGCTCCTTCTGCTCGTCGAAGTTGACCGTGGCCGCGTCGAAGACGTCGGTGTACTCCGGCGCGTTCCAGTTGGCGAGCGTCGCCGTCTGGGTGGAGTGGCTGACGTCCATCGGGGTCACGTCCGCCTGGGAGGGCTTCTGGTTCGCCAGGCCCTTGCCCATCTTGCGGAACTTGTAGGTGTCGCCGACGACGTTGGTGCGGACGGTGACGGTGGGACGGAGGCCGCCGGCGGTCTGGAACGCCTGCTTGACCTCGTTGTCGAACTCGGTCTTGGCGACCGAGGAAAGGGTCTTGGACATGATGACGAACTCCCGTGTGCGCCCGGCGCGCGACCATCGCTCGCCTGTGGCGTTGAACCCGTTGCTCTACGCTTCGGGCCGGGTGTCCGTGAGGGCCGGCGCCTTGCGAGGTCCGCCCTCGCCTGGCGCTTCTCGCTCGGCGGGCCTCTCTCGAGGGTGTCCGCTTCGCTTGAAGCCCCCGGCGGCGTGACCCGCCGGGGTTGTGGATAACTTAGACCGCGGTCAGGAAGGCGTCAAGCCCCTACTGCTGGCGGCCGACCACCTGGACGTCGGGGCCGGTCCCGACCTTGAGCGCGAGCAGCCGGCGGTACTCCGCCAGCTTGCCCTGGTCGAGGTCGATGGGCCGCTCGCCCTTCTCGTTCGGCTTGAGCAGCACGGCAATCTGCGCGTCCAGCGCAGCGCCGTCGCCAGTCCCGCCCTCGTTCGGGGCCTTGCCGGCCTGGCGCATCATGCCGAGCAGGGTCTCGACCATGCGGAAGCCGCCCGCCGTGGTCGTGACGTGGCGGTAGTCCTCGAACTGCTCCTCCGAGAGGTTCGCCCGGGCCCATGCCGTCACGTCGTTGACGCGCTGCTGGCCGTTCTCGCCGAGCGCGTCGAGCTCGGCCTTGAGGTCGACCGCGCTGCGCGTCGCCTCCCACTTCACGAACTCATGGAGCGCCTGGGTGAAGACCTCCTGGCTCATGCCCGCGTTGCGGGCGATGGCCTGGAAGCCCTTGAGGAGCGGATGGTCCTTGTCGAACTCGCCCTCGACCAGCGGCTTGCCGTCCTTGTCGGTCGGGAGCGTCAGCTCGTAGTCGACCGGCTTGCCGTCCTTGTCGACCGGGGCGCCCTTGAAGCCGCCCATCTTGGCGGCCTGCTCGCCGAACTTCTTGGCGAGCTCGCCGTTGGCGACGCCGAGCTTGGCGAGCGTGGCGACCGCGTCGAGCTTGCCGTCCGCGCCCATGACGCGGTACTTCTCCGGCACCGCTTCGTGCGCGAGGCCCGCCTTGGCGAGCGTGGCCGCATAGTCGACCTTGCCGTCCTTGCCCTTGACGTGGTGCTCGGCGGCGATGGTCTCGATGGCCGGCGGGCCCTTCTGGCCCTTGTCGCCCTCGCCCCCCTTGCCGTCGCCGGCCTTCTGGCCCGCGGTGTCGGCGAGCGACTGGTGCTCGTCGCCGCCCTTGTTCTGGTCGTCAGCGCCGCCGGCGCCGCCGCCCTGGTCCTCGGTCTCCCCTGCCATGTTCTGCTCCTGGGTCTACTTGCTCGACGGGTCTCGCGCCAGCTCCATCTGGCGCAGGATGCCGCGGACGAGGTCGGCGCGGCCTTCGCGGATGCCGGCCTCGAACTGCGTCGCGGTCGGGTGAACGGTGGGCTGGAGGATGGTCGCGCGGACCATCTGCTCCAGGATGCGCTTGCCGTCGTCGCTCTCGAAGACGCGCCGGTAGCAGCTCGCCAGCTCGAGCATCGCGGAACGCTGCTCGGTCGTGAGCTTGCTGGTGTCGGAGAGGTCGAGCGGGCTCCAGCCCGCGCGCTTGAGCAGGTCGTCGAGGTGACTCACGCCGGCGCCCCGCCTCGCTGCTGGATGGCCTGCGCTCCCGCGGCGACCGTCTTCTTGAGCTCCGCCTGCTCCTCCTCGGTACGGATGAGCGACTGGTCGAGCCCGGTCTTGCGACCGACGAACGCGGGGATGGCCTCGGTCTTGAAGCCGAGGTTGACGATTTCGGGACCGAGCGGCGCGCACACCTCGAGCGCGCGAGAGAGCGCGAGCAGGTCTTCGGTGTCCTGCGCCCGGGCGAGCGGGCTCACGTACTTGAGCGTGATGAGCTTGCCGTCGACCTTGAGCGGCGGAATCTTGCCGCGGCGGACAAGAATGTCCGTCGCGCGGCGCACGATGGCGGTGAGCAGCTCGCTCTGGATGCGGCCGAACATCGCGCCCTGCTGCTGGAGCAGGTCGCGGTCTTCGATGGCGACCTCGGTCGCGGTCTGGACCGGACCCTCGCGGCGCCGCGTGTCGACCATCAGCGTCTTACGAATGTCCTCGCGGAGCTGGAGAATCATGTCCTGGCTGATGGCGAAGTTGCCGCCCATGTCGAGCGCGCGCAGCGACGGGTTGCCGTCGGCGTTGCTGGCGACCGGGATGATGGTCGCCGGGGCGAACTGCGCGGTGTAGGGGTTGAGCACGCCATCGCTGACCGAGGTGAACGGCGGCGCAATCTGGAGCGCGGAGTGGCGGAGCTGGAACTCCACCATCGCGTTGAGCGTCCTGATGTTGGGCAGCGCCTTGAGCACGTTGCCGCGGCCGTACAGCTCGCCCGGTCGCACGCTCGCGCGCGCGACGATGTACGGGCCGGTCAGGCCGTAGTCGTAGCGCCACACCACCTCGTCCTGGTCGATGACCACGCCGTAGTAGTGGCCGTCCTTGGGACGGAAGACGCATCCGTAGGTGAGCGTGACCGGCGCCTCGGGGTTCTCCTTCACGCCCTTCTTGGTCTTGGTCGTGAGCTTGATGCCGGGGAACATCCGCTCGATGTTGCGGCCGCGCGGCTTGCGCTCGAGCCAGCAGGTCTCGACCGTGCCCCACGGGCCCTCCTCGAGCTCGATTTCGGCGAGCGGGACCGAACGGAACTCGAGCACGCGCTCGCCGTCGCCTTCGTCGCACGTCAGCGCGCACGTACCGACCATGAGGTCTTGGTAGCACTCGGCGAGCACGCTCGAGAGGTTGCTGTGGTTGAGGTGCTGGAACAGGACGTTGGTCGCGTCCTGGAGCTGCTCGAGGATGGCGGGGTCTTCGGACTCTTGCGGGTTGACCTCGGAGCCCGGACCGTACTGGCACCACTCGCGCCAGCTCGGCGTGAGCATGGACTGGAGCAGATTCGCGGCCTCGTCGACCGCGGCCACGGCGGTCGAGTCGTACAGCTCACGGCCGAGCTTCTCGCCCTCGCTGCCCTCGGTGAAGTAGAAGGTCTCGCGCTGCGGCAGCGCGTACTCGTAGGCTTCGCGGTAGATGGCGACCCACTTGGTCTTGCGCTCGGCCGCCTTCTTGCGACGGTCGAGGAGCGCCTTGGCGTTCTCGAGGTCGGGCGGGAGCAGCGCGAGGAGCCGCGGCCCGTTGACCGGCTTGGTGGGGAGAGCGCGCTTCACTTCGCCGCCGTGATGCCGCCGCCACCACCACCGCCGAATCCACCACCGCCACCGCCACCGCCGCCGGCGCCACCACCGCCGCCGCCGCCCCGACCGCGCGAGGTGAACGAGCCGCCAGCGGTCGCGGCGCCGGTATCAGCGAGCGACGCCGGCACGATGCCGGTGAGGAGCTGTTGGATGCCGAGGCGACCGCGGAGCAGCGCCTTCTTGCGCGCGTTCTCGAGTCGGTCGAGCCGGTCGAGCTCGTTGGTGTTGCGCTTGCGGAGGTACTGCTCCTCCTGCGTCGGGGGCGGAACCTTCGGGGAGCTGCCCATGTCAGCGGCCCGAACCCGGCGCCGGCCGGACCATGCGCTGCGCGTGACCGCCGCCGGTGGGGATGACGGCAGCGAGGCCCTTGCCCTTCGCTTCGCCGTTGCGGAACTGGCCGGGGAACTTGGACTTGAGCATACCCATCACGCTCTCCTCACCGATGACCGCACGCGCCCGGCGTGCTCGAGGTGCCGGAGCAGGCCCTCCGGCGTGAACGGGCCCCATCCTCGCACGCCGAGCACGTGCTTCGCCAGCTCCACGCAGGACCAGGGCGCGACCAGCCAGGGAACCCGTTGCCGGTACTGCGCCCTATACCCCACCACCTCGACCATGCGCGTCCAACCCTCGGGGAGGAGCGACGGGAGCGGCTCGGTCGAGAGGCCGAGGAGCCTGACGTCAAGGTAGTCGAGCCGGAAGTCGAGCGCCAGCCAGGCCACGTCGGCCCGCACGATGACGAAGACATGGGCCAGGTCGGGGTCTAGGAACCGGCTCCACCAGTAGGGGCGGTCGGCGCGGGTGAACACCAGCCAGGCCGTGACCGGGGCGAAGCCGGCGGGCACGTCCGCGAGCGATGCCTGTGGGAACTTGACCCAGGTCAACGCTTAGGCCCAAACGGCGACCAGGTCTGCTTGACCACCACCACGCCGGCGCCCTGGACGCCGAGGGTCTGACCGACCTTCGCGTTCTCGCCGCCGCCGAGCAGGCCGTACTCGCACGCCTCGACGACGTGACTGTACTCGTTCTTGTCGGGCGCGTCCTTGAAACGGTCGGTGCCCGCGACCTGGAGCCGCTTGTAGCAGAAGCCGCCGGCCAGGCCCTTCGCCAGCACGCGGCACTTCGGCGAGACCAGGAATCCCGGCTTGCCGTTGACCAGGCGCGTGAGCGGGCGCGTGAGCGCGGCGCGGCGCAGGGTGGTGTCGTTGCTGATGGCCGCGCGGACCGGGATGCCGCCGGCGCGCAGGATGCCCATGACGCTCTCGGAGTCGGTCTGGGCCCGGTTGTCGCCGGAAGGGTCGCCGATGAACTCGAAGCGCAGGCCGGGCGCCAGGAGCGCAAGGTCGGCGAGCTTGGCCTGGAGCAGGGGCAGGAACCCGACCGCGTCGAGGTCGATGGCGACCACCTCGTCGAGCGCGAGCCATTGGCCGCTGACCTGGCGCTGGAGGAACGCCGCCGCCGGGGTGAGACCGAAATCGAGCCCGACGATGATGGGCAGGTTGGCGGTCGGCAGGAGCGGCGCCGTGGCGAGGTGGATGGTGCTGTTGAACTCGGGGTGGACCGGCTTGCCGTCGACCGCGAAGCCGCGGAGGTTGGCGAGGTTGACCCGAATCCAGTCCTCCTTGTTGCCGTAGAGCTGGCGCTCGTAGTAGCCGGCCGCGAGGTTCTGGAGGTTCTCGGCGTTGGGGTTGACCACCCACCGCTCGCCCTGGCGGATGACGCCGCCGGGCTGGACGTAGAAGGCGAACGTGCCTGGCTTGTACCTCGCCTCTCCCTTGGGCAGCTCGCCGCGCGCGGCCTGGTCCATCAGCGCCGCGAGCCAATGGTCGTCGTCGGGCGCGTTGTAGTCCATCAGCACCCGGTAGTCCTCGGGCGGCGCATCCTCGGGGCGTTGGGTGCGGCCGATGCGACCGCGGAGCATCGAGAGCACCGCGTAGGGCTGCTCCTTGGCCTCGTTCATCCACCCGAACGTCGCCTGGTAGCCGCGCAGCTTCTTGACGTGGTCCTCGCGGTCGAGCGCCAGGAAGACGACGTCGTGCTCGACGTAGGTACCGTCCTCGAGGTGGAAACGCAGCTCATGGACCGGCGGGTGGTCCTGCTTGAACCGGCCGAGCTCGTCGGTGAAGACGCCGCGCCAGTCGCGGATGGTGGTGCCGATGAGGTCGGGGTAGGTGTTGCGGGTGACGATGGTGAGCCCGCGGCGCGTGCCGTCGCGCTGCGGCCTGACCTCGGTGATGAGCTTGAACAGCTTGGCGAGCACCCCGTTGGTCTTCGCCGAGCCGAGCGGCCCCTGGATGCCCTCGACCTCGGCGTTGGAGAGGTGGAACGCCTCGAGCACCGGCCCCTGCGGCGCGAACCTGAACTCGAAGCTCACCTCGCGCGGGAAGGGGGCCGCGCGGAGGTTGAGCGGGCCGACCTGCTTGCCGCCCATCAGTAGCCGAGCCAGCTATCCAGGAACCCGCCGAGCAGCCACAGGCCGAGCAGGAGGGCGATGCCGCCATACTCGCGCCAGAGCTGGCGCCGGCGCGCGCGGCGTTGCTGGCGCGCCCACTCCTCGAGACCGCCGGGGCTACCGTACATCGGCCTCGACCTCGACGTCGGCGACCTTGCGGCCAGACAGGTCGACGACCTTGACCCGGGCCCGGACCACGGCGCCCTCGTCGCCGAACATCTTGAGGAACCGACCGAGGTCGCGGAGCGCGTCGAGCTTGTTGAGCAGCTTGACCTTGCGGATGGTCTCGACCTCGGTCTCCGCGTCGGCGTTGCCCTCGTCGTCCTCGCCCTTCTTGGTGCGGCTCGTCTTGACGTGCTCGACCTCGAAGCCAAGCAAGGCGCGGCGGGCGCGCTCCGGCATCTGGGGCACGGGGAGCAGGTTGCCGTCGGCGTCGTAGAAGTCGGCCGGGTCCAGGAAGGCGACGTTGCGGAACTCGTTGACCACCTCCTTGACCGTGACCAGGGCGGTGTCCTCGAGCTCGGTGCGGTGCCTGGCGAGCGCAGCCTGGACCGCCGGCATGGCGAGCATCCGGGAGCCGGCCGCGTCGGGTCGCTTGCCCTTGAACCCGCACCGCACGATGGCGTCGGTCGCGTTGAGGTCTTTGAGGTACTCGGCGACGAACCGCTCCTGACCGACGACGGTCTTGGTGCGCTTGGTCTTGGTCGCGCGCTTGCCGCTCACGTGGCGAACTCCAGTCGGCGCATGACCTCGAGCTCGAGGGTGGCGCGGTCGGTGTCGGGCAGGTAGTCCTGGAGGGCCAAGTCTAGCAGCGGGCTCCAGACGTCGCGCTCGAATCGGTCCTGGCTCATGGCATCGAAGGCGATGCTCTCGACGTCGAGCACGGAGCGCCCATCGGGGAGCAGCATCAGCTCGAACAGGCCGAGCTTGACCTTGACCTCCTTGAGGAAGGCGCGCATCGGCGGCGGCGGGTCGCGCCGGTCCGCCTCGCGCATGACCTCGAGCAGCGCGAACGCCTTGCGGTGGTGGCCGAGGTTGCGCGGTCGCTTCACCACGCACTTGACCACCTCGCCGAGCGCCCACGTCCGCATGGACTCGCGGCTCGCGTCGTCGGCAGGCCGAACGCCTTGCGGCGTGCGGACGAGGTACAGCTCGAGCCCTGAACGCGCCGAACCCTGGCCCCGCTTCCCGGAATGGTCGGGGGCAACCGTCGACTCCCCACCCGCCTTCCGTGGCGAGCCAGAGCCAGGGTTGGGCGCGCTCTCGCCCATCAGCCGCCCGCCTTCGGGTGGCCCGGCGGGTAGGTCACGTCCTTGGCCCGCTCGGTGAAGTTGATGCCGTTGAGGTGGTCGACCTCATGCTGGACCACCGCGGCCTCGAGCATTTCGAGCCGGCGCACCTGGCGCTCGCCGTCGAGGTTCAAGAAGCTGACCTTGATGGTCTTGGACCGGACCGTGCGCCCGCTCACGCCAGGCTGCGAGAGGCACGCCTCGGTCCACTCGGCGCGGCCGGTGCGGATGCCGATTTCCGGGTTGACCATGACCTCGGGGTCGCGTCCGCCGCCCCGGGTGTGCCCGACGTCGAACACGATGACCCGGACCATCGCGCCGACCTGTGGCGCCGCGAGCCCGATGCCACCGTTGTCGTACATGGTCGCCAGCATCCGGCCGGCGAGCAGGGCCAGCGCGCGCCTGCCGTCGACGTCCATGCCGTCGAAGTCGACCGGAGCGGCCGGCGCGTGGAGCCGCGGGTCCGCGAACGGGATGAGCTCGAGCGGCTCGAAGGCCGGGAGCGGGGCCGGCTGGTCCTCGGTCATTGGAGCTTCCTGGGCAGCATGATGACGGCCCCCCTGCGCTTGGCTGACTCCTGGCCGACAGCATAGCGCAACGCCTGGCCGAGCGTAGGCTGATTCGTCAGCTCGCCGGCGGTGTCGGTGATGGCGCGGAGCGCCTCCTGGAAGTCGGTGTCGGTCCGCCCCGCGGTCTTCCACAGGGTCGCCAGCTCGCGGGCGCCGTCGTACCAGGCGGCCACGTCGAAGTCGACTGCGGCCTGGAGCAGCTCGGCCATCAGCTCCTTGACGCTGGCCTCGGTGGCGGTGAGCTGCTTCGCGCGGTGCGGCGCCTGGTCGCTGACGAGGTAGACCTCGACGTCGGCCTCGGTCTTCTCGTAGACCAGCCACCCGCGCTCGATGTTGCGGGCGACCACGTCGCGGCTCGCCTCGTGCGCCAGCGCCCGGCGGAAGTAGTACCGCATCCCGTCGCACGCGAGCACGCGGGTCGGGTCGCGCATCGCCTGGGACCGCTCGGGGGCGGCCTTGTCGACCTTCGCGGTCACGCTCGACCTCCGACCGTGTTCTGGCGCCGACGCTCGATGGCCCGGTTGGTGAGCTTGAGCAGCTCCTCGTCGGAGCCGAATGCCGCGTGGTACGCCCGCGTGCTCTTGGCCCGGCTCGGACCCCAGACCTTGCGCGCGCCCTGCTGCGTGTAGCCGAACGGCGGCACGCCGCGATGGTGCCAGGGACACTCGAGAAGCGTGGCCTGGTGCCCGATGCGGCGGTCGCCGCTCTTGAGGTGGCTCACGTCGCAGCCCTCGGGATAGGCGAGCGGGACGCCGGAGAGCTGCTGGCACGCGACGCACGCGAGCCCGTTCATCAGCTTGAACCGCTCCCGGTCGGAGAGCTTGGCTTGGGCGCGGGCCATCAGAGCGTGATGTTGACGCGCTCGAAGCGCCCCGGACCGTTGAAGTTGACCCACCGCAGCAGGTACGGCGGCTCGTCGCCCGGCGCGACCAGCACGCTCGGGACCACGGGCTCGCAGACCGGGTTGACGCCGCGAATGCCGTTCTCGAAGACCAGCAGCACGCGCGCGTCCGGCGGGATGGGCGGAAGCGCGTAGACGATGCCGTCGACGCGCATCAGTCGAACACCCGGCGCCACCACGGGCGACGGTCGCGGCCAGCGGTCGCGCCGACCTCGACCTCCACCCCGTCGATGCGGATGGTGCCCTTGACGCCCGGACCAGCGACCAGCTCGCCCGATGGCGTGGTCTCGAGCAGGAGCATCCGGTGGTGCTCGGCGCGCGCGAGCTTGAGGTCGCCCTCGAGCGCGGCGTCGATGGCCGGCTTGGTGTACGCCGAGAGCGGGCGCCCCAACAGGTGCGTGCGCTCGCCGGTGGCGAGCATCGCGCCGTAGACCGCGGCGGCCTGGACCGGCCCCACCGTGCCCATGCCAGCCAGGCTCACTTCTCGGCCGGCGTGGTGAACGCCTGGACCGCGCGCCGCACCGCACCCTCGTCCTCGACCTTGCGGAAGGGCAGGCCGGTGTTGGTGTGGAGCTGGCGGAACAGCCGCACGAAGGTCTCCTCGGGGCTCTCCTGCTCGGCGGGCCTCTCGCTCGCGCTGCGCTGCTTCACGTCTTCACCCTTCGCCATGATGAGCCTCCTGGGCCTTGCGGTTGTGGTCGTCCCAAGCCGCCTTCACGCGAGCGTGCCAGGCAGCCGTCGATTCCGCGCCACCCTGCTTCAATGGCAGCGGATTGTCAAGCAGGCGGCGCCACGTGGTCGCCTCGTCGTGGAGCTTCTGCGTCGCGGCCTGCCGCGCCAAGCTCTCGCGGAAGCGCCGCGTCTCCTCGGTCTCGACCGGCGCGTGGAGCTCGTCGTCGACCTTGGTCCTCGTCGCCTGCCAGTTGCCGGCGAGCGCCTGGGGCGAGAGCAGCACGTTGGGCCAGAGCTGGCGGTAGCGCGCCGCGTGCGCCCGTATGAGCACAGGGGTCGCCTGGACCGCCCGGAGGTCGCGGGTCGCCGCGTTGAGCCGCCCTCGCTCCATCCTGGTCAGCCTGGCGACGTCGTAGCCGCACACCGAGGCCAGCTCCTCGAAGACTTCGTCGCGCGGACGAGCTCGCTTGGAGTTATCCACAGGGTTATCCACAGGCCGCGCTCGCTCTTGAGACTTCACTTGAGGCTCTGTGGATAACTCGCGTGAGCTCTTGGAAGTTGGAATCCTTCCCTCCTCCACCCTCTCTGCCTTACTACCCTTAGTAGTTATAGAGGCAGGCAGGAGAGCTGTGGATAAGTCGAGCTGATGCGGCCTTTTCATCGAGAATCGTAGCTCCGAGCCTGTTGATAAGTCTGTGGATAACCTTGTGGAAAAGCTCCGGGTATCCCTGGGGGAACCCGTGGACTACTTCGGCCAGGGAAGAACCTCGACCTCGGCGTCGTTGAAGGGCTTGAAGCGGGCGAAGACGAGCTGGTGAGGGCTCTCTGCCAGGACGCGGTCGGCGTTCATGCGTGCGACCGCGAACCCAAGGCCGCGGAGCTTGGCCCTCTCGCTCGAGCTGAACCAGCGGCAGAGCTGGTCGAGCGTGCGGACGCCGGTCCCGTGGTAGGCGCCGGGGATGCCGCGGGCCGTGATGAGGTCGTGACCGAACTCCTCCATCCAGGTCGGCTGATAGGTCGGGCGGCCTTGGTCAATCCACAGGGTCGTGATGCCGGGGCGGAAGGGGCCGCGCCCGTCAAGGTGTTGGACGCGGAGGACCACGCCAGGCGGGAGGCTCACGCCATGAGCCCCGCGCGCCGGCGCCGGCGGACCTCGGCCTTGCCCTTGGCGGTCAGGCAGACCTCGAGCGCGGCGCGGCTGTTGGCCGCCAGCACCTCGCGCTGCTCGACCAGCTCGAGCTCGACCAGGCGCGGGATGATGACCCCACGCTCCTTCACGGGGAGCCGCTGGAAGGTCGCGCGGTACAGGTCGCGCCGGCGCATCCAGCCATCGGCGCCGGCAAGGCAACGCAGCGCGCGCTGCTCGTTGAGGTTCAGGTCCATCGTCTTCGGTCTCCTGGTGTTGACGGCCGCCGCGTGGCCTACTCCCGCTTCTCTGCCTCGGCAGCTTTTCTAACCCGCTCCCGACGCTGCGCTTGCGTCAAGCACGCGACGGCCCGAAGTCTAGCACAGCGTCGGCGCGAGCGTCACGCCACCTTGGGCAGCCGGCCCAAGATGACCTGGGTCTCCTCCGCGGTCAGCCGGAGCTTCTCGACGGGGATGCCGTAGCCGAGCGAGACCAGGCGGCGCGCGCCCGTGTCGGAGTCGATGACGTACTCGACCTCGGGGGTCCACACACTACCGTCACCGAACAGGGGAAGCTCGATGCGGGCCTTGCGAATCGTGGGCGTCATGGTCAGAGGCTCCAGTTGGGTCCGCCCTCGGCCGCCGTGGGGGCGAGCTCCGGGAGGAGGCGGTTGAGGATGCCGGCGCCGGCGTAGTGCTCGGCGCGGACCGTGCCGTAGCTGTACCAGGGCGCCTTGGGGTCGAGCTCGAGCGCCTTGGCGCGGGCCTTGTCGACGCGCGCGAGCGCGGCGGCGTGCTGCTCGAAGGGGCCGAGCAGCGGGCGCCAGTCGGTCCCGGAGCGGACCACGCTGACGTAGTAGTGGCCGGGGCGCGAGTCGGGTTGCTGGTCCATCAGGCGCCCACCTCCGGCATCGCATAGCGCGGCACGAAGCACCCGCCAAGCTTGCCCGTCGTCCGGTCCATGTGACGCATGATGCCGAAAACGTCGTGTGCGAAGTCGAACCCCGGCGCCTTCTCGAGCTCGTCGAGCTTGAGCGGACACCCGTTCGCGTGGCACGCCATCAGGTCCATCATCACGGTCTGCCTGTTGAGCGCGACCCCGGCTTCTTTGGCCTCGGCCATCGCCCGGTCGGTGATGCGCCCGATGACCTTGAGCTCGAAGCGGCTCACGTCGAAGCTGATTTTGGTCTTCATGCTGGTCTCCTCTCGTTGCGACCTGAATCTAGACCCCGCGCCGCCTGTTGTCAATACCCTGCCGCTATGTTGACAACACGCTAGGCATGGGCTAGAGTCAGGGCGTGCTCGAGAAACCCACCAAGGAGAAAGCGATGGCAACACTCAAAGCTCGCCTGGTCGCGCTGTACAACGCGGCCGAGGCACATCAGGACTGCTACTACGCGGACGGCGAGGAGCACGGCAACGATGCCGAGCTGTTCGGCCTGCTCGCCAACGAGGCCGGCAAGCTCGAGACCCGCGTGGCGGAGTTGGAGGGGGCGCTCCAAGCCATCGAGTTGAAGGCGCTGCGCTACATGGGCCAGCACAACAAACAGTCGCGCGGAGCGTTCGGCGACCTGGCGCGCTCAACGCGCGCCGCGCCCGGGTCATTGTCCAGCATATTGGACGCCGAACAGTCGAAGTCCAGCATATCGGCGCGTTGTCCACACGAATGCTCGGACTGTGGCGGCTCCGGCATCGCCGATTCGTTCGACACGCCCGAAGGCGAGGGCTCCGACGTGGCCTGTCAGTCGTGCTGTGGAGGTGGCAAGTGAACGAAGCCCTCCAGGTGCTCGTCGTGACCGTGGTCTCGCTCGGCCTGGTCTACGCCAGCCTCCGGCCGGTGAAGCCGCCGCCCTGCTACGTGAACCTCCAGGCCATCCACTACGCCGCGCTGCGCGCGGCAAGGAGCTGACGTGGTCAAGGTCATCAAGGTCGGCGACACCGTCCAGGTTCGCCCGGCGTTCGGGGCACAGCCCGCGGTCGCGGCGCGCGTGCTCCAGCTCGAGGTGGTCGAGGCCGGCGAGAAGGAGGGCGGCGTCCAGGTCAATGCCTTCGCGCTGTGCGAGAAGACCGCGCCTCACTTGGTCGTCGTGTACTCCACGGGCATCCCGCCGTGCCCGACGCGGTGGGCCTACGGCACCCAGGTAGTGCTCTGATGGCGCACGGCACCAAGAAGGTCCGCCGCGCCACCGAGGAAGCGGCCAAGGCGGTGCTCGAGCAGGTCGGCGGCGAGTACCTCGGCATCGACGCCGCGGGCCGCGGCGGCCACCTCGCCATCCTGTTCTCGCTGGACGGGCGCGAGCATCGCCACGTGACCGGAGGCAACGACCGCTACGCCGAGCAGAGCATCAAGCGCATGGTGACGAGCTCGCTCAAGGCGCACGTCGCCAGGCTGCGAAGCCCCCCTGCTTGACACTATGACGCCGCTCTGCTACCGTTCAATCGCCGGGTAGCTCCGGCAAGCTCAAGAGGTGAACATGGACTGCGAATATCTCTCCTGCGCCGCGACGGCCAAGCTGCTCCGCCAGGCACTCAAGGAATCCTTCCCCGGCGTGAAGTTCAGCGTGCGCTCGAGCGTCTACGCTGGTGGCGCCAGCATCCGCATCGGCTACGTCGACGGGCCCTCGGCTCTGATGGTCGAGCCCATCGCCAGGGCGTTCTCCGGCGCCTACTTCGACGGGATGATTGACTACAAGGGCTACCGCGAGCACCTGCTCGACGGCAAGCTGGTCAGCTTCGGCGCCGACTTCGTCTTCGTCGAGCGTAAGCACAGCGACGAGGCCACGCTCAAGGCGATGACCGACGCGGCGGCCTACGCCGGCGTCGCTCTCCCGGCCGAGCCGGTCCAGGTCTACAAGGCGCGCGGGCTGGACGGCCTGGTCCCCTTCCGTGACCCCCAGGAGCCGGTCTTCCGGCGCCGGTTCTACGACAGGTTGAGCAAGGCCAGCGACCGCCTCGCGCCGAGCCCGAGCGCCACGCTGGCGCGGGTCAAGTTCTACGGCGATGACGGCTACGGCCAGGGCACGGTCGGGAAGCCGGGCGGCTCCGGCGGAGGCCAAGCCTACAAGGCCCAGGAGGAGGCGCGCGAGCGCCAGGCCAAGCTCAAGGCCGGCGCGGCGCTGGCGACGATGACGCCCGCGGGTCGCGCATGAGGTTGGTCGACATAAGCTCCGGCCCGGCCCTCGTCTTCAAGCTCTGCGAGGACGGCCACAGCACGGCCGAGGTGGTCGCCAGCCGGCGCGACCCTGGCCTCTACGACCTGCGCCGCAAAGACGGCGCGACCAAGCGGGTCCGCATCCGCGAGCAGTTCCTCAAGGAGGAGCTCAAGGACGCGATGGTCGATTTCCACAACGAGCTGGAGAACGCGACGTGAGCCGCATCATCCCGTTCGAGCGGTGCCTCTCGCCGACCTTCGAGGCGCCGGAGCCCAAGCCCATCAGGCGCCGGCCGGAAGTCGAGCGCGAGCCGGAGCGGAGGACCGCGCCGAACGTGACGCCTTGCGGCGCCGATGGGTGCGACGGATTCCACCACCACCCGGTCAAGCTCAAGGCCGACCCGTTCGGGTTCGGTCTCATGGTCCCGACCAAGGGCTCCTATTGCCCGGAGTCGGAGTGGTTCAAGTTCTGGAAGGAAACGCTCTGATGCTGATTATCCACAAGCTCAAGTGCCCGAGCTGCGGCAACGAGACCGCGGTCAACATCGAGGCGCCCAAGCCCGGCCACGCCGGCCGCGGCCTGACCACGTGCGGCTCCTGTAAGGAGACCATCGCGGTCGAGTACGTCGTCAAGGTCGAGGTCGATGCGACGCCCGGCCTCGTCACGTGGGACCGCCCGGTCCCGGCGGCGCCTGCCGCCGAGCCTGGTCCCGCTCCTGGTGGAGGTCAGCCGTGAGCCAAGCCCTCGTCGTCGCTGACAAGAAGCTCGTCAGCACCTACAACGCGCGCCGGCCCAACGACGCGCTCAAGTTCGCCGTCGAGGTCAAGCACCTCGAGAGCATCGTGCGGAACAGCGACCAGCTCCAGGGCTGCGAGCCAGACAGCTTCGGCGAGGTGCTGCTCGAGAGCGCCGGCGTCGGGCTCTCGCTCAACCCCACGCTCGGCCACCTCTACGTCGTGCCTTACAACAAGAAGGACGGTGGGCGCCGGGCCACGGTGAGCGTCGGCTACCGCGGCATGGTCCACCTCGCCACCTCGAGCGGCGCGGTGCGGAACATCCAGGGCGGCCACGTCTACGCGCGCGACACCTTCCGCACCTGGACCGACGAGACCGGCGCGCACGTCCACCACGAAGCGTTCCGCGGCTCGCGCAAGGAGCGCGGCGCGCTGACCCACGTCTACGTCCTGGCCTGGTTCCCGAACGGCGGCCACCACCTCGAGGTCATGGACGCCGACCAGCTCAAGGCGTGTGAGGAGGCGGCCAGCAAGCGCAACACGAAGGGCGGCGCGGTCTGGCGCGGTCCCTTCCGCGACACGATGGAGCTCAAGGCAGTCATTCGCCGCGCGCGCAAGTTCTGGCCGACGATGACGCCCGAGCTGCTCCGCGCCTTCGAGCTCGAGGACGAGCACGATGGCCCCTTCCCCGAGGAACCCGGCTCGCGCGAGCCCGAGGTCACTATCAGCGACGAGGACGCGCTCAAGCTCCACGCCATGCTGACCGACCACGGCCTCGCCAGCGAGAAGGCGACCAAGTGGCTCGAGCGGGTGGCGCGCCAGCACGGCATCACGCGCATCGCTGACCTCCCGGCCTCGCGCCTGGAGAAGGTGACGGCCACGCTCAGGGGCCACCTCAAGACCTGGAAGGAGAAGGGGGGGGGGTGAGCGCCAAGACGTGCGAGAAGGTCCACCAGGGAGAATCGCCGAAGTGAAGCAACGCTCGCCCGAATGGTACGAGGCCCGGCGTGGGGTGCTCACCGCCTCGCGCATCGGTCGGTTGATGGGCGGCACGTCCGTCGTCGCCGGCCTGCTCGCCACCATCGAGCGCGAGCTCAAGGAGGGGCCGGGCGGTTGGCTCGAGGGCCAGGACCAGGCCGACCTCCCGAACCTGGCGCACGGTCGGCGCACGGAACCGTTCGCCCTGGACCTGTACATGGACCTCTACGAGGTCACGCTCGAGGAGGTCGGGTTCTTGCCCCATCCCACGCTGCGCGGCGTCGGCGCCAGCCCGGACGCGATGGTGGTCGAGCCCGGCATGGCGCTGGTGCTCGACGCGATGCGAACCGCGAAGCCTGACGACCCGGTGCCTGCGATGCCTCCGCGCCGCTGGTGCGCGACCGTCGAGGTGAAGTGCCCGGTCAAGCTCCATCGCCACCAAGCCGCGGCCGTGATGATGCCGGCCGAGCACGGGCCGCAGGTCCAGACCCAGGCGTTCTGCGCTGGCGTCGACCAGGCGCGCTTCCTCTCCTACTTCGAGGACACCGCGCCCGAGCTCCAGCTCTACGTTCACCGCATCGCTGCCGACACCGCCTACCATGACCGGCTCGCCGAGCGCGTCGAGTGGTTCTGGCGGGTGTTCGATGGCAAGCAACCGCTCACCCTGTCGCCGCCCATCGGCGCGCCTAACTTCTTCTGACCCAGGAGACCACGATGACCGAGACCACCAACCTTCCCACCGTCGGCCAGGCCACCGCCGCGCACGCCGACGTCCAGACCATCGGCGCCAACCTGCTCGCGCAGATGGAGCGCGCGGTGGTCAACAGCCCCGAGTCCGCGGCCACGATGACCGACGCGCTCAAGTTCGTCGACACCAAGCTCAAGGCCGCGGAGGATGCGCGCACCGCCCTGGTCGGTCCGCTGAACGCCCACGTCAAGTTCATCAACGGCGGCTTCAAGACGGCGACCGAGCCGATGGAGAAGGCCAAGCAGGTCGGCCGCGGCAAGCTAGCCAGCTACCTCCAAGAGCAGGAGCGCATCCGCGTCGAGGCCGAGCGCGAGGCCAGGCGCGCCGCCGAGGCCGAGGCGCTGCGCGTCGCGGCCGAGCGCGAGAAGGAAGGCGACCAGGCCGGCGCCGACCAGGCCCTCGAGGCAGGGGTCGCCGTAGAGCGCGCCGTGGTGGTCGCTCCGGCGCCCGTGCGCGGCACCTTCGGCGGAAGCGCCGGGCTCCGCAAGACCTGGACCTACGAGACCGTCGACCTGACCAAGGTGCCGCGCGAGTACCTGATGCTCGACGAGCGCAAGGTCAAGGACGCCATCGCCGCCGGCGTGCGGACCATCGACGGGCTGACCATCCTCCAGAAGTCTGGGCTGAACGTCAGGTAAATCAACGACTTAGCCCGCGATTCACCTCCGGGCTGATAGGCGAGGCGGCGCCGAAATGCTGCTGGTCAAGCCCCTCCGACCAGCCCACCCGACCAGGAGGGGCGCCTTACAGGAAGTCGTCACGTGAAACCTTTGTGCTCGAAATGCCAGAAGCAACCGAGGCGCCCCGGCCAGCGGTACTGTGTCGCTTGTCACGCCGCGTGGATGCGCGCGAACCGGCCTACCTACGCTGAGCTCCCGCGCGAGGCCAAGCGCAAGAGCGTGGCGCGCTCCATCGCCAACGTCGCGCAGCGCCGCGGCAAGCTCAAGCGGAAGCCGTGCGAGCGGTGCGGCGGACGAGCGCAGAAGCACCATGACGACTACAGCAAGCCGCTCGAGGTCCGCTGGCTGTGCCGCCGGCACCACCTCGAGTTTCACCAGGAGGCCGCATGAGCGACACGAAGTTGAGCCGCGTGATGCTGAATCACGCCGACGATGTGGCCGTGTCCAGCCCGAGGTTGGCGGACGAGTTGCGCTACTACGCCGGGAAGGTCGCCGCCCTCGAATCCCGGCAGGGGGAGGCGGTGAACCTGACGGACGAGTTCGACGCGCGCGTATGGGCGCGTGAGTTCGTCAGGCTAAACAGCGCCAGCGACGAAGCAATGATGCTCGCGTGGTTCGCCAATGCGCTGATGGCGGGCTACGACCACGCTCGACGCGCCACCCCGCCGACCGCTGGGGAGGGGGATAACTATGTCGCGTGGCTGCGCCACAAGCATCACGACGACGGCAAGGTCACGATTCATTTGTGCGACTCCGATTCGCCCGGCGCGTTCAAGGTCTATCGTCACGCCGCCCCTCCCGCGACGGTGAGCGAGGAGATGGTCAGCATGGCCTTGATGCGACTCGACGGCATCGACTTCACCGCATTGAAGGAGCCGCACCATCACGCCGCAGCGCGCATCTATGTTCGCGCCGCCCTCACCGCCGCCCTCGCGGGGAAGGCACCGGAGAGCGCACTAGCACGAGCGGCGCGTGAAGATAACGAACTTATGGACGAACTCGATGCCGCCCTCGCGGGGAAGGAGGGGGAGTGAGCTACCCGCTCTCGATGAACCTGACGCACGCGCGTCGGCGCTCACGCTCCATCCGCTTGTCCTGACGGTCGAGCTCCTTGAGCTCGGCGAGCTTGCGCGCCTTTTCGGTCACGCACCTCACCCACTCGCCGCGGTCGGTCTGCTCGCACGCCGCGCGGAGCTCCGGCGGGGCGGTCCGCTCCTCGACCTCGCGGTCGACGTCGACCAGGCATTCAGCCGGAGGGACGCGAGGCGGTGGCGGGAGCTCCAGCACCGTCGGGCGCACCGTCGTACAGCCGCCAGAAAGCAGGACCAAGCACGTCAGGGCAAGCAGCCGCATCGGGGGCCTCCACGGTCAAGGGGGCGCGGCGGATGGTCTCGAGCCGGTCGGCGCTCGCGCGCCGCTCGACCTCCACCTTCTCGCTCGCGCCGACGTTGAGCTTCGCGTCGTTGACGTTGGTCGTCGCCGCCTTGTCGAGCACGCCAGTCGCCGCCTTGAGCGCGGCCTTGTTGTGCGCCGCCTCGCACGCCTCGAGCCCCTGGTCGTAGCTCCAGAGGTGGAAGTACCAGAGCCCGAGCAGGATGAGCGCGACCGAGCCGAGGTAGAGCCAGACCTTCACGGCCTAGTAGCTCAACGCCTCCGACCACTTCACCAGCATCCCCAGGTTCCAGACGCCGGTCGCCGGCACCGTGGCACGGATGACGAAGCCCTCGTTGGCGGCGAGGACGAGCGGCTGCTCGCCCGAGTCGGGGTCGCCCCGGAACAGGTCGAGGGTCGGAAGGTAGATGCTGCCGATGATAGGCGTCGCCGAGCCGACGCCGCCCGAGCTGTGGCTCATGATGAGGCCGAGGTTGTTGGCGTCGAGCGTCTTGGTGCCGGCGCCGAGCGCGGCGGTCGTGGCGACGCGCAGCTCGCCGAGCGCCATCGCATCGTAGGCCGCGCGGAGCTTGCCTTCCGGCGACGTGATGGTGGCCGCGCCGCCGCCCGTGCCCGCCACGGTCCAGGCGCTCGCCTTGGTCGCCTTGAGGTCGATGACGCCGGCCGCGAACGCGGTCGTGGCGCGCATCCCGAGGAGCGCGATGCGGTGGATGATGCCGAGCTTGGTGGT